GCCAGCTATAAACGTAGAAATGGTCGATATAATGTCAAGAAAACGAATGTAAAAATACAGCGTACATAATGTGACGGTCTCTCGCAAAGACAGCGATATTATTGTCGGCGCTCACGTGGTGTTAAAAGAGCATTGTACAATTGAAAACAAGAAAAAGTATATACTTACTATGGAGAATGGTGATATTATAGATGTAACTTTAGAAACGAATGAATAGAGTCAGTTGGCTGATCCTATCCGTATCATTATTATTATCTGCGTGTACAAGTACAGGTATGGGGTATAAATTCGGTTACTGGCTTGATATGTATCCCGGAAATGTAGCAATTTGGCAATGCGTAGACACATTTCCCCCGCATAATAACAAGGAGTGTTGATAAATGGCAGAAAACGAAATGGAGGAGCCGGAAACGGTTGAGGTTAAGGTCGGAGAAATAGATGTAGATGTAAATGACTTTGCCAATGTAGTACAGGAAAAATTTGATGAGGCAAGGGATTACCGTAGGGATCACGAACAACATTGGTTGGAGGCTTACGATGCGTACAGAGGAAAGTATCCTTCAAAAATATCGAAGGCGAATGAGTTGGCAAATGAAAGGGGTATCTTTGTCAATCAGACTAGGCGTAAGATTAATTCAGCGAAGATTAAGATTAACACGCTATTATTTGAGGATGGGAAAGTACCATTTAGTATTACCCCCTCACGTAAACCAAGGTTCTACCCACCAGATATACAAGTCCAGCCCGACAGACCTGATATATTTGATGACGCAATTCTTGAACGCTCTAAGCAGATGGAGTTTAAGATTCGTGATATTTTGGAAAGAACGAATTATAATGAGGAAGTTCAACATGCTATACACGAAATGTGTTTGTATGGGACGGGATGTACGAAGGGTATTTCCCTTGAATATAAAAATTTTCCTGTCTATAGTACGGTCACGACTCCAGACCAAATTCAGCAAGTTGAGTCGTTCCTTGAACAAGAATTAATGCCAGCATGTAAGTTTGTGAGTATATGGAATGTGTTTCCATCTCCAGAAGCTATCAATGCAGAAGATGCAGATTATGTTATCCAAAGGTCATTCCTTAGCAAGATACAACTCAGAAAGCTCGCAAAGACAGCAGAAGGCTTTATTCCGGGCGCACTTGAGTCGATTATTGAAGAAGAGATCGGACTTGCCCACGGAGGAGACGACAGCGAACACCCTAAAAAGTATAATGAAACTTCAGCTACAAGATTAAAGAAGTTTGAGGTTTTAGAGTTTTGGGGTCGTTTAGACGGTAAAGATTTGGAACCACATCTGCCAATTGAATCAAAGGATATTCCAGATGTTCTCCCTGTTGTAATTACTGTTATAGGTGATAAGGTTGTTAAAATTGCAGAAAATCCTTTTGATGACACCTTACCATTTCATTTTTGTAACTGGCAGAAAAATCCAGAGTCAATATGGGGTGATGGCATTTATTATGCAATAAGGGATGCACAGGCAATATTAAACTTTTCATATGCAATGATGGTAGAGGGCAAGTCTTTATCAGCGGCCCCATTAACAGTTATAGACCCCAATGCATTTGAGCCGGGTACAGACACAGAACAGATATATCCCGGTAAGCAGTTTCGGGTAAAACCGGGAGCGTCTGTGCGTGACTCCTTCGCTTCAGTACAAATCCCAGATGTAACAGGTGGACTTCTTCAATTAATTCAACAACTTGAACGTGAAGCAGACCTAGACTCCGGTCAAACCAGTATAGGTTACGGTGATCAGTCACCAGCACAGACCAAGACAGCCACAGGGATGTCCATCCTTAATTCCAACGCAAACAGACAGACAGCAGATGTTGTAAGATCAGTATCCTCAATGATCACCAAGAATGTAAGTGCCGTATACAGGTGGTTAATGGTGGACTCAACAGATATGTCTATCAAGGGAGATTATGAGGCAATATCAACAGGATATGAGCAATACGTTGCCAAGGAAGTACATAATACCCAGCTTATAAATTTCCTACAGGTAATTGGTCAGATGCCGGAAATAAAGCAGTACCTCAAACAGGAAGCATTTACAAGGCCATTACTACGAGCTTTTAACATGGAGCCGGATAAGGTTGTAAAGACAGAGGAGGAAGTAACACAGGAAATGCAAGCTCAACAAGATGCACAGGCACAAGAGATGCAGAAACAAGCTCAAGCTGCACAACAAGCTGCTCAAATGCAAATGCAAGCACAGGCTCAATTACAACAACAACAAATTCAGGGTCAGACTCAGTCTAGTATAGCTATTGAAGATAATAAGGCTATGCTGGATGAAAAACAATCTATAGGTGAAGACCAACGTAAATTGGAGATGCAGGAGAGGTTGGAACTAATAAAACAAGGTAATGTACTTAATCCTGCTAATTTAGAGGTTAATAGTATACTGTTACGAGAACGAGAAGGACAACAGCGAGATCAAAAAGAAGAAGCCGCTCATGGAAGAATACAACAAATGATGCAAGAGCGAGCCAGTCAAGAACAACGGAAAAAAGAAGCAGACGCACAAAAGCTACGACAAGAACAGCAACAAAGGCTACCTCAAGCTGGGGGAGGAGTTCCACCACCTCAAAGGCCTCCTCAAGGACAGATGCCACAAGACCCAACACAAGCAGGGCCAGCACAAGAGAGATTACAGGGAGGCCCAACTGCGGATCAGATAAGACGAAGGGAGTTTGCAGAAAATGCCCCGCAATGATATGTTAGGTATGTTATCCCAATCACCGGGATGGCAAATTTACAAAGAAATGATTGAAAAAAAGATACAAGACACATATGATATAATTAAATTGAAACAATTAGTTGACCAAGAGTCAGTTTCAAGGCATAATGTATCTATCGGTAAAATTCAGGCATGGACAGAAATGCTTGATATTGCTGAACCAAAATAAGAACAGCCTTTACGCCGTAAGGAAAGGGCCAATATTTAACCAATCCGTTTAATCGGGACATTGGAAGGAGTTATATGTCAGGAGAGGAAGAGGTACAAGAATCTGAAGATATTGAAGATTCAGAAAATGAAGAACTTTGGGATCAGGAAGAAGAAGTAGCTAAAGAAGAACCGACTGAAAAGGATACACCTCAAAAAGAGGAGTCTGAATCAGAGGAATCGGAAGAATCTGAAGACGAAGAAGAGCCTGAAGAACCACAGCATGATTATGAGTCCCGCTATAAGGATTTAGAGCGAGAATTTCATAAAAGGAATGAAGAGTCTGCTAGATTACGTGAAGATTTCAATGAGTTACGACTCAAAGATGTCGAGCGTGAGCAAGCATTAGAACGAGTTAAGAAGGGGCTTCCTGAAGGGGAAACACCCCCTGCTGACCCGACTGATGCAGATACTTTCTTTGATAAGGCAGACAAAGATACAATGGAGGAGTTCTCTGAACTATCTGGAACTTTTCGCAAGATGATTCAGCATGAGATGGCGAAGCAGGGTACTTCCGTGCAAGAAGCCACCATACAGTCTCAAGAGCGGTTAAAGAGTTTAGAAGATCAGACAAAAGAACACAATTACCAGCAATTTCTACAGTATCATGAAAATTACATGAATGAGAATGTAGGAGATGACTACAGAAATATAGACAAAGATAAAGATTTTCAAGCATTTGTCTTAGGTAGTCCAGCTATGACAAAGATGATGACTGAGTCAACTGACCCAATCGATCATGCCTCCGTTATGCAATTATTCCTATCAACCCAAGCGGGCCAAGATGCGTGGAGACCCCCTGAAGAAGAATCAGAGAAAAAAGTTCAAAAAAGTACAAAACGACAGGCTAAAAGAGCGGCAGCGACTGGTCTTTTAGGTAATTCCGCACCCGTGAAAACCAAGAATTTGGACAACTTGTCCGATGATGAATTATGGGAAGCTATTCCCGAATAACAATAATATAGGAGTTAAATATGGCAGCGTATGGAGGAACAGGCAGTATTAGCGGATCATCTTATGGTGATCTTAGCAAGAATGATGCCTTTACTATACAAAAGAAGATGTTACCAATTGCAAAGCGATTGCTGACATTTGCGAAATTCGCACAAAAAGAAACCAAGCCCCAGAAGCAGGGTTTAGAAATCAGACACCGCAGGTATGAGCGTTTCCCAATCGTGGATACGCCTATCGCCGAGGGTGTTACACCGGATTTTTCAAGTCTTGAGCATACAACTTTGATGCATACTCTAAAACAGTATGGATCATACGTGAATACCACGGATGTACAGCTTGCGGCAGCAGCAGACCCGGTCTTAAAAATTATCTCCGAAAGACAGGCAACACAGGCTGGCGAGACAATCGACTTCCTTTCGTTCAAGGTCTTTCGTGCTGGTACATCAGTTAAATATGTGGGAACATCTGCAACAGCACGTTCAGATGTTGATTTCACCATTGGTGGAATTGCACCGACACTTAATAATCCCTCTTCTGGGACTCAGGTGTTGGCTCCACTACAAACAGCTATCCGTGCTCTTGAGAACAACGATGCTATTAAGCTAAAGAAAAAGCTGAAGGCTTCCGTTGGTATCGCTACAGAGCCAATCCGTGAATCATATATTGCAATTTGCCACCCTGACCTCCGTCAGGACATTCAGCAACTTCCCGGCTTCGTAGCTGTAGAGAAGTACTCTGAACAGGGCGATGCAATTGAGGGTGAGGTTGGTGGAGTAGAAGGAGTACGTTTTATTACTACAACTCAAGCAGTTCCATTTAAGGATGCAGGTGACACCAATGGTGTTGCAAACTGTATATCCACAACTGGAACAAACTCTGATGTTTATCCTGTGCTATTGTTTGCAGAGGATGCTATTGGCTGTGCTACTTTAGGTGGAATGGATTCACTCCGCTCAAAAGTTGTGATGCCGAAACCCGGCCCCGGTGATCCACTCGGACAGCGTGGTACGGTTGCGTGGGATACTTTCTATTCCTGTATAATCCTCCAAGACTTGTGGATGTACAGATTGGAAGTAGTCGCCACTAAACTTTCATAACATAAACAGCCCCTTCTAATAGGAGGGGCTTCACAATTAAATAAGGATAATTTATGGACTCTATTAAAACTAATATTGTCAATGCTCCTCAAATGAGTAAGGTTGACACAATCAACTTTGCAGACGGTCAAACATGGGCAATAGCCACGTATCAGCGTGTTCTCTTCGTTCCAGAAAAAGCACGTATTAGTGGTTTTGCTGTTATAGTTAGTGATGCTGCAACAACCACTTCAAGTAATAATACATTTGAAATTGGTCATGCTTTAGGTACATTACAGACGGATGCAGCTATGGTAAACGTAGCGGCAGCAGCCGATCCTAATGCTTATGCTCTTCAAGTCGACATAGAAACAGCCGGATATACAACTCCATCACGGGGTACAGTAGATGCCGCTGTAACATCAGGTGTTGAAATTATGGGAATGCCTCCCACGATGACAAGTTCTGCAACGTATACTTATGCACCGAGTACAACTGCCGCATGGTCAGATTCAGGAGAAAAAGTTGTTCCAGTAGTTGGAACGCTGGTTCTTGGGGCTGCCCAGACAGCAGGAGTATTCCATTGGTGGGTTGAATACGTCTTTGATGCCAATATAGTTTGGCTTCAGGCTGATTTAGCCTAGTAGTATAATTCAGTAGTGGGTGGCTTTGGTCATCCACATTATAATTGGGGTGTAGTGGAGCTATAGCTGAGTATACGATAGTGTACCCTTGCCCCAATTCCAATTAAACGGAGATTAAGGAGAAAATATGTCCATAGCAGGTGG